GGTACTGGCCCCGTTAGCATGGCTGACAACGGCACGCAGTTGTTCATTGCGGCCAATGGCCCCAGCTACATCTACAACAACACGACAAACGCCTTTGGCGCAATTACGGATCCTGACTTCCCAGGCGCTGTGACTGTTTGCTATCTAGACGGCTACTTTGTGTTCAACGAGCCAAACAGCCAGAAGTTGTGGATTACTGCATTGCTAGACGGCACATCCATTGACCCGCTAGAGTTTGCTAGCACCGAAGGCTCACCAGACGGCTTGGTGGCCGTAGCAGCCAACTTCCGCGAGGTCTGGGCGTTTGGCACAAACTCAATTGAGGTCTGGTTTGACTCTGGCGCAACAGACTTTCCATTGCAACGCATTCAAGGCGCGTTTAATGAGTTGGGCTGTGCTGCCCCTTACTCTGTGGCCAAGATGGACAACGGCTTGTTCTGGCTTGGCCGTGACCGCCGTGGCCAAGGTATTGTTTACCGCGCCAATGGTTATTCGGGCGTTCGGATTTCCACCCACGCTGTTGAGTGGCAGATACAACAGTACGCTGACTTGTCAGACGCTATTGCCTACACCTATCAGCAAGACGGCCACAGTTTTTATGTATTGGTTTTCCCTAGTGCCAATACCACTTGGGTTTATGATGCGGCAACGCAAGCCTGGCATGAGCGTGCGGGTTTTGATAGCGGCGCGTTTACCCGTCACCGAGGCAACTGCCAGATGGCGTTTAACAACAAGATCGTCATTGGCGACTTTGAAAACGGCAATATCTACGCATTTGACCTAGACGATTATTCGGACAACGGTAGCATTCAAAAGTGGCTGCGCTCATGGCGCGCGCTGCCAACTGGCACTAACACCCTCAAGCGCACAACCCAGCACATGCTTCAAATGGATTGCGAGTCTGGCGTAGGTTTGAATGGATTGGTTTTTAATGAAACAATCTATTTGCAAACAGAAGCCGATGATTATTTAATTACTGAAAGCGGTGATTACTTAATTGCAGACCAAGAAGCTATTGCTACCCAAGGCGCTGATCCTCAAGTTATGCTTCGTTGGTCAGACGATGGCGGTCACACATGGTCAAACGAGCATTGGGCATCTATGGGCAAGATTGGCCAGTATTACAAACGTGTAATCTGGCGGCGGCTTGGCATGACTGTCAAACTGCGTGACCGAGTTTATGAGGCGTCTGGCACTGATCCTGTGAAGATTGCAATCATGGGCGCAGAACTTATTCTGAGTCCAACGAATGCCTAGCCCTAACGCTACGCCAACGCCGATCACGCCACCACGAGTGCCGTTGATTGACCCTCGCACGGGTCTGATTGACCGCGCTTGGTATTTGTTTTTTCTGTCGTTGAATGACATAGCGACTTCCGTGGTCGATGATGGCGGTACTGGCGCTGACGCCATATCTTTGATTGCGTCTTACGATCAGGTTTTGCAGACGTTAGCGCAAGAGGTTCAAACCCAGCCGCCAGTAGTCACCTTACCAATTCCTGACGTATTGACTGACTGCTGCTCTGCCTTAGAGTCCCAAGTAACCGAAATGCAAAAGCAGATCGAGGCGTTGCAAGTGCAACCCATTGTTGACACCGCGGCTATCACTGCCGCCATTAACGCCGCATCATCAGCGCCTGTTACTAAGACCGCTGACTTTACGGTGGCTGACAATGAGACTTGGATTATTAACAACAAGTCAGGCTCGACTTGTACGGTAACTCTGCCTACGGCAAGCGCATGGACTGGTAGGTATCTGACTTTTAAGAATTTGCAGGCTCAGACCTTGGTGTCTGCATCTAGCAATGTTGTGTTGATTGACGGCACAGTCGCTGGCACAGCAATCCTCTTGGCAGTTGTAGGAAATTGGGCGACAATGGTGTCTGACGGCACTAATTGGGTCATCATGCAACAAGCCGCTAACAATTGCCTCTTATTGGAGTAAACCATGACAGTCACCGTCAAAGTCCTCGTACCGGCTAAATTTGCCGAAAACGCCCAAACAACCCAGTACACAGCGACTGGCGTTACGGCCATCATCGACAAGTTCACAGCAACTAACATCAGCGGCTCTGCCGCCACGATCAGCGTGAACTTGGTCACATTGGCAGGCTCTGCGGGTAATACCAACTTGATCACCAAGACCAAGACCTTGCAAGCGTCTGAGGTCTATACGTTCCCTGAATTGGTTGGCCAAGTGCTTGGCGTGGGCGACTTTATCAGTACAATTGCAGGCACAGCCAGCGCAATCAACATTCGCGTTTCTGGACGTGAGGTGACCTAATGCGTGTAACCTACGGCAAGGGTTTTGCACCAGCTTTGTCCATGACGGGCAAGGTTTTGGCGTTGCAGAATGAACTCTTAAAAATGCCGCAGGCCAACATTGTTACCGAGCATATTTTTAAACCAGGTGTTTACGAGCGCAAGATTACGATTCCAGCTTGGACTGTTTTGACTGGCGCAGAACATAAGACGCCTTACCACGTCAGAGTCGAAAAAGGCACGATTGCAGTCAATACGGACGATGGCGTTAAAGTATTTACTGGCCCATGCGACTTTCCGGCAAAGGCTGGAATGCAACGCGCAGGCCGTGTGTTTGAAGACGAAGTGGTTTGGGTGGACGTGTACGACAACCCAGACGACTGCACAGACCTTGCGGTGCTAGAAGACCGTTTGTATGTCGTGCCTGAGTGTGGTCTTGCTGATAGCCGCACCGACATACAAAGGGCGCAGATTGATTATGGGGCGTTTCTTTACCAGATCGGTATGACTCAAAGTGAAATGGACACGATTGTCCATAACGAGTCTGATTTGATGGAGATGCCAGAAGGCGTGGCTGTGGAATTGCGAGATTCGCCGATTCACGGCAAAGGGTTGTTTGCAACCCGTGATTTTGAGGCTGGGGAAGTTGTGTGCCCTGGTCGAGTGGATGGCAAAAGAACCCCAGGTGGACGGTTCATCAACCACTCATTTAACTGCAATATCAGACCCGAGAAAGTAGGGGATGACATTTATGCAATTGCTGCGCGTAAAATATGCGCTGGCGATGAATTACTGGTAGATTACAGAGCATCAATGCGAGTCAATTTTGGACTCACGTTACAAGGAGAATTGCCATGTCTGGATGGGTAGCAGGGGCCATAGCGGTCAGTAGTGTAGTTGGCGCAAGCACAGCTAGAAGCGCGGCTAAAACACAAGCCGGTGCGGCTGACCGCGCTGCTGAAATTCAAAAAAGTCAATTTGAGCAAACGCGAGAAGACCAAGCGCCTTACCGCGAGGCTGGTTATAACGCGCTAGCCAATTTACAGCGAACGGCTGGCAATGTGCCTGCGGCTTTTAAGTTTGGCGCAGGCGATTTTACTGCTGATCCAGGTTACAGTTTTCGTTTGTCAGAAGGCCAAAAAGCACTTGAACGCAACGCCGCCGCCCGTGGTGGTTTAATCTCTGGCCGCGCTTTAAAAGAAGCCACTCGATTTGGACAAGAGATGGGTTCGCAAGAATTTGGCAACGCATACAATCGAGCGCTAACATCATACGGCACAGATGTAGCGCGTGAAAACCAGTTGTACAACCGCCAAGCGGCGTTGGCCGGTATTGGTCAAACATCGACAAACTTGGTTGGCCAAGCTGGTCAAAACTACGCTACCAATGTAGGCAACTTAATGACTGGCGCTGGCGCTGCTCAAGCGGCTGGCCAAGTGGGCGCGGCTAATGCTTTAACTGGTGGCTTAGGTACTTACCTAAATTACAACCAAGGTAATGCGCTGCTTGACGCATTGCAAAGAAATCAAAATATGCAACTAGTAAATACCGGCGGGTATTCTAATGTCCCCGCGTATATGGTTCGACCACCTGGAGGTTAATTATGGCGCTCAATCCAAGCATTTCTCTTGGCGTTAAAGGACTTGAAATTGCAAATCCTTTGGCGCAATATGGCCAGATTGCGGCTATTCAAGGCGCGCAGAATCAAAATCAATTGGCGCAGTATCAACTTGGTGCTGCCCAACGCGCCGAAGCAACGCAAAATGTGTTAGCTGATGCTTATAGTCAATCTATTGACCCTGATACTGGCAAAATTAACTACAACAAATTGACTGGCCTTTTGGCAAAAGGCGGTGGCGGGGCACAAATTCCAGGCATTGAAAAAACACGCCGCGAAACTGAAGCCGCCGCGCTTGCCGCCAAAAAAACCGAAGGTGAAATTGCAAAAAACGAATATGAATTGCAACAGAAAAGGTTTAACAAGGCTTGGCAAAGCGCTGGCGCTGCCGCAACGCCTCAAATTGCAATTGATCAATTGACAAAAGCCGTTCGCAATGGCGAAATTGACATGGCAACGGCTACACGCGAAATTCAAAACTTGCAAAACATGCCGCCTGAGCAATACAGGGATTGGCGCGCAAATAAAATTCTTAGTCTTATGGACGCCAAGGATCAATACGCAGCGACTGTACCAAAAATCATGTCGCAGTTTGAAGCAGCGCGCTTGCCAATTTATCAACAACAAGCAAATATCGCGGAGGGCCAGCTTGGCGTATCGCGAGGTCAACTTAAAGTGGCGCGCGATAAATTGGCTCAAGAAGCGCAGGGTGTCACTTATCAACAAGACGCTCAAGGTAATTTTATTGCGTTGCCGTCACGGCTCGCTTCTGGCGCCGTGCCTGTTGCAAGGCCCGTTACTGGCGAGGGCGGCGTTCCCGTTAAAGGTAAGCCGTCAGCGTTTGCAGAAAAAACTGCCGCGCAAAAAGTGCAGATGAATAAAGACCTTGGCTTTGCAATTACACAGCTAAGTGACATCACAAAAGACGGTGGTCTGATTGATCAATCTACTGGTAGCGGTATAGGTCGAGGCGTTGACATCGGCGCAGGACTTTTTGGCCAAGCAACAAAAGGTGCAATCGCCATTGGAAAGATTGCACCAGTTGCAGATTTAGTGCTAAAAATGGTTCCTCGATTTGAAGGCCCGCAATCAAATAAAGACACTCAATCTTACAAAGAAGCCGCTGGTCAATTAGCAGATCCTACGTTGCCAACAGCAATCAGAAAAGAAGCAGGTAAAACTGTTCTTCGTTTGATGAAAGAACGTCAAGGTCAATTTGTAACATCTGACATGGCTGCTGAAGGCGTGGGCGGTGGCGGTGGCGGCGTTGTTGAATTTGGGAGTCTAAAATAATGGACGTTCGGCTACCCGATGGCACAATCATTAAGGGTGTGCCTGATAATATGTCTAAAGCCGACCTTACGGCTAAATTAAAAGCTAACGGATATGACGTTTCTAAATTAGAAGCGCCTACTGTTGCGGCAAGCGAAATTCCAGCGCCGCGCAAAGAACGCGGCTTTTTTGGCACTATTGGCGCGCCAATTCAGGCCGCGTCTGAAGGTATTATCAGCGGCGGCGGCAATGTCATGTTTGGCGCCCAAAGATTACTCGGCATGGGTTTGGAAAAAGTTGGCGGCGCTGATGCTAGTTCTCTAGGTCGAGCAGGTCAATTTTTGCAAGAAGATGCCGCCCGCCGTCTAGCAGAATCACAAGGGCGTGTAGCGCCTTTCAAACAAGAGTTTCCAGTTTCTACTGGCGCGGGTGAGTTGGGCGCTGAGGTTGTTGGCACGCTTCCTGTTGGCGCCGTAATTGCCGCGCCTTTAAGAGCAATTCCAGCAGCAGCGCCATTAGCTCAAGCCATTCGCACTGGCGGATTTTCCAAAGGCAACATAGCCACACGCGCAGCAGGTGGTGCAACTTTAGGCGGCGCGTCTGCCGCAGTAATTAACCCTGAAGATGCGGCGCTTGGCGCAACTATTGGTGGTGCAGTACCGTTTGCTGGCCCAGCACTCGGTTACGTTGGCGGCAAAGTTGCAAACATGCGAACCATGCCGCAAAATCGTGCGGCTAGTTTGGCTCAACAAGCTGCTGGCGCTGATCTTAAAGAAGTAGTCAACGCATTGCGTAACGCGCCGCCCGGCGTTGGCGTTGCTCAAACGCTCGCACGGTTTGAGAACCCAGCACTTCAAGCCCTTGTAAGAGATTCTTTGGAGTCCACGCCTGAAGGCGCTCAATATTTGAGCAAGCTAGGAACTATGACGGAGAAGCAAGCTGTCAACGAGCTTGCAAAAATTGCAGGCGGTGTGTCTGCTGCTGAAACGCGGGCGACTGCTGAGTTGGCCAAAAACAACCTCAACGTCATTACTACACCAATGCGTGAGGCGTCCCTTGGCCGCGTCAACCTTGGTAAGTTTGTCGCAGACGAAGCGGCGTCCAGAGAAGCAAATGACTTGGCTGTTTTAATGGGTTCTGGTTCTGAAATTGACCCTGCCCGCTTTGTATTGCAAGCAACTGGCGCTGAAAAAGCGCTTCGATCTGTTGGCATCAAACCATTGGAAGGCGCTCCGCTTGCCAATCAAATTGCCGCTATTTCAAAAAATCCATCTTTTGCTGGAAATGATTTGGTGGAAGGCTCGGTTCAGCGTGTAGCAGAAGACATTGCTAGATGGACTTCTAGCAACGGCGTTATTGACGCCAATGCTTTAGAAGCCATTCGTAAAAATGCAGTCAACGCTGCAATTGCTAAATTGCGACCAGGCGCTGATGCTACCGCCCAACGCAATTTGGCAGCGGGAGTTATGTCAAACATTAAACCGCTGATTGACAAAGCAATTGAAGACGCAGGCGGCGCTGGTTGGCGCGAGTATCTGACGACGCACGCCAAAGGAATGCAAAAAATTGCGGAAAAGAAATTAACAGGCGAAGCCCTTGCTTTGTTTAAAAACAACAAAAATGAGTTTGTACGTTTGGTGCAAAACGAATCGCCTGAAACTGTAGAAAAGTTCCTTGGCCCTGGCAATTACAACATTGCATTAGAACTTGCAGATAGCACAATGGATGTGTTGAGAAAACAAGCAACTGGTCATTTAGACCGCGTTGCGGCTAGCAAGCAAGCTACTGAAGGTCAAAAAGCATTAGCTACTTTGGTGTCTCAAAATACATCAATGCTTCGTTTTCCAAACCTTATAAACGCATGGGCTGCGGCAGGCAACAAGACAATCAGTGAGTTGGAAAAACGCATAGGAGTTAAGACAACAAAAACATTGTCGGACGCTATGCAAGACCCCCAAACTGCTGCAAACTTGTTGGAGTCAATACCCGCATCTGAACGAAATAAAATTATTCAGTTGCTTAACAATCCTTCCGTGCTAGGGCTTAAAGGCGCCGCTGTTACCCGTGCGGCTGCAATACCCGCCGCGCCCATAAATGCGCTTGCACCCCAATCTGAAAACCAAAACGCATTGGCTCGATAATGGACACCCAAGTTTTATTCAACATCGCAGTTAGTCTGGCGGGGTTCTTAGGTGGTTGGGTGTTGAACAACATCTATCGTTCCTTGGAGCGCCTCGACACGGACGTGCGGGCCATGCCTTTGAACTACGTCACACGCGATGACTACCGCGCTGACATGCGCGATGTAAAAGACATGCTCGGTAAGATATTTGACAAACTGGATTCTAAAGTTGACAAATGATCATCGATCCCATTACCGCGCTCGAAGGGCTACAAAGTGCGATTAGTGTAGTCAAAAAGGCAAGCAAGGTTGCTAACGACCTTGCGGGTTTAGCGCCGTCTATTGCCAAGATGTTTGACGCTAAGAGCGTGGCCACCAAGGCCATGGTGGAAGCCAAACGCTCTAACAACAAATCAAACCTAGGCGCTGCGCTACAGATTGAGATAGCGCTTGATGAGGCCAAACGCTTTGAGCAAGAGTTAATGATGCTGTTCCAAGCTACTGGCCGCGCTGATGTGTGGGACAAGATTAAAAAGCGCCAGCAACAGATGGACATTGAAGACGCGCATCTAGCGCGTCAGGCCAAGGCCGAAGAAAAGAAGCGCAAAGAAGAAGAACAAGAGCAATTGGCATGGGCGTTTGGTGTCGTAATCATTGTGATGCTTTTGGGCGCAGTTGGCTGGGGCATCGCTGAGATACAGGATTTCTGTGCCAAGACAAGGTGTGGTCGGTGAATGAGTACCAGAAACAGTTTGACCTATTCCTCAAAGTCTTTGTTAGGCTGTGCGTGGCTTGGTGGGTGCTTGGCCTGCTTCAGTATCTGCCTGATGAATTGGCAGGAAAAATTGTAAATAAACTTCTTGGAATGATTGGACTTTAAATGCTAACCTTACTTTCTACCCTTGTCAGTTTCTTGATGGGCGGCTTGCCCAAACTCTTGGATTTCTTTCAAGACCGTTCGGATAAGAAACATGAGTTGGCGCTGGCGCAAATGCAGATCACCCGCGAACTAGAACTGCGTAAAGCTGGCTTTGAGGCGCAAGAGCGCATTGAACACATCAAGTCAGAGCAGTTGGAAACAGAAAGCGCGGCCAGCACCAAGCAGGCTTTGATCGGCGCGCAGCAAGCGGAGATGCAAGCCGTCTACGCTCACGACACCGCGCTTAACGAAGGCACTAGCGAATGGATGAAGAATCTGCGCGCCAGCGTGCGCCCCGTGATCACTTACGGTTTCTTTTTCTTGCTAGTCTTCGTTGACGTTGGCCTGTTCGCCTACGGCTGGAACAGCGGCGTGTCGTTCACTGAGTTGGCCGAGATGCTGTGGGACTCTGACACCCAGGCGTTGTTTGCCAGCATCATCGCGTTCCACTTCGGCGGCAGAGCGTTTGGCAAATGAAAATATCAGCCAAGTGCCTGCACATGATTCGCCATCACGAGGGCGTGAGGCAGAATCCCTATAAATGCCCTGCAAAACTGTGGACTGTGGGCGTGGGACACGTCATGTTCCCAGAGCAGGGCAAACTTAAGATAGACCAACGCGACGCCTTTGTGCCCCCGCCAGAGGCCATGCGTAAGCACTCAATGGAGGAAGTCGATGCAATACTTAGGGCCGATCTTGCTCGCTTTGAGAAAGGCGTGGCTACTTATTGTCCTGTGCCTCTTACTCAAGGACAGTTTGACGCACTGGTTTCATTTTCATTCAATGTAGGGCTTGGCACACTCCAGAGGTCAACCCTGCGACAAAAGGTACTTAGGGGTGACATGGAGGGCGCTGCCGAGGAGCTGCTGAAGTACTGCATGGCTGGCGGCAAGGTCTTAAGAGGCCTTCAGACGCGTCGGATTGACGAACGGGCACTATTCCTTAGTTAAGGCGCGATACGCCTCAATAGCGGTCTTTAAATCGCATTGCAACTGCTGTATGCGGTCGTCCTGTTCGCACAGTTTGGCATAGGCTTCTTCGGCAAACTTGGCCAAGTTAGCCTGGCTCCATGTAGAAAAGTCTGGTCTGTTGGTCATGCTCTCTCCTTGATGTCGTAAAACCAATCGTCACCGGCAGACCACTTGCGTGTGCCGTCTACTGTCCACAGGCGCTGCGCCGCTTGAAAGTCAGGGAACTTTGTCTCACTTGGTATTAGGCTCTGGTCATACCAAAGACAGCGGTTGTTTGGCTGGCAGGCAAACTGGCCGTTGTCTAGCGCAATCCAATTGAACGACTTGTGTTCCTCGGCCTGCTCTGTGAACCCAGTGTCTAACGTCATTTCATCAGCGCAGAAGTCCACCGTGAACAAGTAGCGCCCAAAGTGCCACTCTTTGTCTTTGCCGAGGAACTTGACGCCAAGGTTACGCAGGCCAATCTTCTCAATGATCGTAAAGCGGTAACCCATGCAGTCCCATAGCTGCAACGTGTCAATCGGCAGATTGCCAGCGTCTTTGTGCCAGACGTATGCGTGGATCGGCAGCTTGTCGTACAGAGCGCCGTAGTTGGGCAACAGCGACTCGATGCGGAACACTTGGCCACGCAAGGCTTTGAGGCTGACCCAGATGGCAGGCTCCAGTTCGCCATGACCTTTGTGGTCGTTGTACAAGAACTCGCGCTTGACAAAGCATTTCATGGGCGGCAGTGATGCCACGATGTAGCTCATGTGTTTTCCTTAGTCATTGATTTCTTTCTTTGAGGGTGCGTCTAATTCGAGGCGGTAATACTTGGCGGGCATCTTGGCGTTCTTGTCCAGTTGTTTGCGTAGCCAGTCAATGCCGCCAAGTTCTTGGAAGATCATCATGTGACGATCTGTGAGCCTGATCTGGCGGCCTTTAAGGGGTTCTGGTGGTTTTGGGCGTGGCATTTCTTGTATATCTACCGATTGATTGTTTAACCCAGCAGGACTGGCAGTGCCATTTGTGGCCGATGCTAATCCCGCCTTCGGGCGGCTTGTCTGTCTGGCACTTGGCGCAGAGTTTAAATTTGTGCATTATTTTTGAAGTGAGATAGGCATGTATATACACGCCTTGGACTTGCTGTTCTGCACAACAAGAGGGGCGGCTGGCGCGCGCCGCTTGCAGTTCATGCACTTGGCACAAGGTTGCACGGGCGCGCACTTGAGGTAGTTAAAAAGCACGGGCTTTCTCTGGGGGTGGTGAGGGTAGCAACTCAGACGGCGGCGTCCAGCCGTACTTGCGCCAGATGGCTTGCACGTCAGAACCTGTTGTCCACTTGAAGTCTTTCAAGGGGACAGAAGGGTAACTGATTTTAGAGTGGGGTGGCAGTGTCATGGTTGTATTGCTCCTTTGAGTAGTTCTAGTCTCTCCCGCGCAACGCGCAGGGTGTTGTAGCGCTGGTGAAGGCGCTGAAGCATGGAGACGCGCTTGGCGCCTTCACGTTCTTCGGTCAGCAGTCTGAGGACTTCTTCCTCTGTCAGACTGCTTAATTTGTTATTCAGGCTGCGCCAGGTGTCGTTCAATTTTTCTCTCCAGTTCGTAGATTTCTTTTTTGCAGTTAGCGTAGGCGCGGGTGCTGGCGTTAAGGTTGCGCTCTCTGATACGCAATTCAGCCTTGGCCGTCTTGAGCTTGGCCTTCCATAAGTCAAGTCTTTTCATTTTTCTCTTTCAGTTTGGCTTCAATGGCTTTGTAAGTTTCAAAATAGTCTTCCCTTCGGCAAGAGAATATTTCAAAATCCGTCAGGCCGACCCACTCACGCTTTTGAAAGTGATATGGCTGGCCAATCTCACGCAAGATTTGCTTGCCAAGGTTGCTGTACTTCTCGACGTCGTTGAAGGCTTCGTCTTCCTCTTGTGTCCAATCAGTCATCGCGGTGCGTCCTCGTAGTTGTCAGGGTTAAACTTGGGCTGTTTAGCGCCCTTGTCTTTGGGGTTTGGGAATGGTGGGAATGGCCAGTTCATTTAAGTTCCTCCATAGCAATGTCAGATATGGCGCGTTTGTCGTGAAGCGCTGCCCAGATTTTCTCGTCAACCGTTTTGTTGGTCAGCATTACATAGCACCACACAGGGTGTTTTTGCCCGCTGCGGTGCAGACGGCCAATGGTCTGCTCGTATAGTTCCAGACTCCACGGCAGTGACAGAAACACCATGTGACAGCCGCCGTGTTGGAGGTTGAGGCCGTGGCCTGCTGACTTTGGATGTACAGCGAGCAGTTGTATTCCGCCTTTATTCCATCGCTCGATGGCGTCTGGGCTGTCAAGGGTTTGCAAACGTCCGAAGCGCCTTGTGAGTTCGGCAAGTTCTTCTTGGTAGTTGTACACAATGATGGTGTTGGCATGCTGGTTCTCGTCTAGTAATTCTTCAAGGCGTTCAAACTTGTGCAGGCCGTACCAGATCGGGCGCTGGGTAGATGTAAACTTGCCAGGCACATGCGATGGCGTGGTGATCGTGTCGTACACAAAGCCTGACGCTAATTGTTGCAACTTGCCCGTGACCACAGCCGCGTTGACTGCCGTGATGCCGTCCAGCACGAAGTCCTTTTTCATCTTGTTGTAAGGCGTCAGATCCATGTCGCACTTGACTTCGACAGTATGCAAAGGCGGCAACTTGTCCTTATACTCTCCTGCCTCCAGGACAAATGTGGCAGGCTTGATCACGTTCATAACCTTCTCAAGCGAGCCTACACGCGGCGACCATTCGCCAAAGTCTTTGTTGACCAGCACAAAGTACTGCTGCATGAACGCGCCCTTTGAACGGCCAAGCAAAGACTGGTCAACGATCTTGCACTGGCCAAAGACATCTTCCAAACCGTTACTGGTGAACGAGCCAGTCAAGCCCCAGCGTGTCGTCATGGGGTCAACCACTTTGAGAAACGCTTTGAAGCGTGTGCCGGATGGGTTCTTAAGGCGCGTGAGTTCATCAAACACAACCCCGTCAAAGTTCAGCTTCTGCTCGGCCAGCCACTGCAAGTTGTCGTAGTTGGTTACAACCACTTGGGCGTTGGTCTTGAGGGCGTCTAGGCGCTGCTTAGGTGTGCCAACGCACAGAGCCATGCTGATGCGGTCTGCCCACTTGGGGCGCTCGACTGGCCACACGTCCGTGCAGACGCGCTTGGGTGCCAGCACCAGCCAGCGCTTGACGTGGCCGTCGCGGATCATCTCCCACATAGCGGTCAGCGTGATGGCTGTCTTACCAGCACCGACGGGCGCCAAGATCATGGCGCGGTCATGCTCGTAGAGAAAGTCAGCGGCTGTCTCTTGATAGGGTCTAAGTCGCATACGCGCTTTCAAACACATGCAGACCTAAGTCAGAGTCAACGCAATTGCGTAGCGCCTGGCGCTTGTTAGAAATCTTACTAGCCGCGACAATCTCATGGCCTTCAAAATCTGAAATCTTGTTTTTGTGCCGAATGTCAGACTTGTCAAACTTGCGCGCAGGGACGTCAAAGTTTGACCAAAACAAATGGCGCTGCATTTCAAACGTGGGTTTGACAAGCGGCTCGTAGTAAGGCTTGACGTTTTCAACGACGTATTTGCCTTTGAAATAGTGTTGTAAAAATACAATCTGCGCGTACAGCGACATGTCGGGCATGATGGGCGCAAAGCCTTTGCCAATGACGCCAACGTTATGCCGATACTGGCCGTGGCTTGGGCAGGGCGGGCTGGCCCAGATAAAGTCAAACTCAGCGTAGCGCTTTTCCAAGTACGCGACCGCGTCGCCGACGACCACAGTGTCTTGCGGGTAAAGCTGTCCATAGACTTGCGCGATCTCTGGTGAGTATTCAACAGCCGTCACTTCACACCCCCCCCATAGACGGCGGTTACCACCGATACCGGCGTACAAATTAAGTACTTTTAATCCACTCATCAACTTGTTCCTTAGTCCAAAGACATGCGTAGTTTTGACGCAACAGCATCATGTCGGTTTCAAATAATTTCTGGAGCGCAGACAGTCTGCCGCCCTTGGTTTTGACTTCCACAAACCATGTCTGCCCATCGGGTAAACACGCAATGCGATCTGCTACACCTTTGCGTCCAGGCGAAGTAAACTTCCAAGTCCTGCCGCCAATGCTCTGCACCGCCCAGTCAAAATAAATTTCAATTTCTTTTTCACGCATGCCGCAAAGTATACATGTAAAAAAGATTTGCACAACAATTATTTTTGTGCTACATTAAAAGCTCATTAACTAAAGGACAGTAAAGTGCAACACTCAAACATCGTAGGCGGCTCAACAGCCAAGCGCGTCATCAACTGCCCAGGCAGTGTGGCGCTGGTGCAAAAGATGCCCCCTAAGCCTTCAAGCAAATACGCTGACGAAGGCACACTCCTACACAACGTCATGGCTGAACTCATCATGAGCGAGGAGCCGCCAGAATATTACATTGGCACACGCTATGAAGATCAAATTCTTACGCTTGAATTGGTGGAAGAAAAGATTCTGCCAGCCTTGCGCGCCCTTGACATCATCGACCCCGAGCATAAGATGGAAATTGAGGCAGAGACTAGAGTTGGTTTTGGTGATCTGCTTCCTGGCGTGTTTGGTTCTACTGATCTTATTGGCCGCCTTGGTAATCGCGCCGTCGTTCTTGATTGGAAATTCGGTGATGGTGTCATGGTCGAGGTGGAAGAAAACCCACAGTTGATGTTCTACGCCGCCGCCGCTATGCGTACACCCGAAGCGCAGTGGGCGTTTGAGGGCGTGACTGAGATCGAAATGGTCATTGTCCAGCCCCCTGAAGTACGCCGCTGGGTGACAACACCAAAGCGCATTTGGGAGTTTGAAGTGCAGTTGTACGCCGCAGTCAAAACAGCTATGAAGCCAGACGCGCCATTGGCCGTCGGTGACCATTGCCGTTGGTGCGCGGCCAAGCCTATCTGTCCTAAGATGACCGGCGCAGTAGACCGCGCATTGAAGGTGCAACTTGATAATTTAGACGCGCCCAAGATCAGCGCTTATCTCAAGAACGCTGACATGCTTGAGGATTGGATCAAAGACTTACGCGCCCTTGCATTGCAAATGCTTGAGTCTGGCGCCAAGTTGCCTGAATACAAACTGGTGGCCAAGCGTGCCATCAGGTCATGGTCGGATGAGGAGAAAGCCAAAGTCGCTTTGTTCGCATACGGCCTCACAGAATCTGAAGTGATGGAGACTTCTGTCGTCTCCCCTGCGAAGGCCGAGAAGGCGTTGAAGAAACGCAAGCTCGGCCTACCAGAAGACCTCGTGGTCGCCATCTCGTCAGGTAACACTTTGGCAAGCGTGGATGACCCACGACCCGAAGTGATGCTCTTGGGCAAACAGTTATCTGCTGCCCTTTCTAAAATCCAGTAAAGGAAAATCATGTCTAGTTTAGTAACCTTCTCTCAAGCAAACCTCCCCGCCGTTTCAACCTTGTCTAGCGCTTTGCGTTCGATCCAAGCCGAAGTCGGCCCAGCCGGTGTTGTCATCCTCAAGATGGACAAAACTGGTCACTGGGTCTTTGGTGCAGATCAAACTGAAGTCGAAGACGACGCTGTTTGGGCTGTCAATCCTTTCTCCTTTGTCCACGGCTTTATTGCTTGGGGCGATGGCGAAGTGTTGGGCGAGAAAATGACCAGCGTTAGCAATCCCTTGCCTGCTTTAGATGAGGCGCCCCCTCAAGCCAAAAAGGGCTGGGAGAGCCAAGTTGGCATGTCTTTGAAGTGCATCAGCGGCGAAGACAAGGGCATGGAAGCACGCTTCACCACCACGTCAGTGGGCGGCAAGCGCGCAGTTCAAACCTTGGCTGTTGCTCTGGCAGAGCAAGTCGAGAAAGACCAAACCAAGCCAGTGCCTGTCGTGCGTCTGAAGAAAGACCACTACGCTCACAAATCCTACGGCAAGATTTACACGCCAGTCTTTGAGATTGTCGAGTGGGTCAGTATGGATGGCGAGTCGCCTGAAGTTAAACCAGAGCCAGAAGCAGCACCTTCACGCCGCCGCCGTAGCGCTTAACTTTCTGAAGCCCCGTGACAGGGGGCTTTGGAAAGGAGACGCTTATGAAGCACGTTATTGGTCTGAGTGGGGGAAAAGATTCCACAGCGCTTGCGCTTCGGCTTATGGAAGTCGAGCCGCGTGAGTATGAACTAATCTGCAACGCCACGGGCAACGAGTTGCCTGAGATGGTTGAGCATTGGGCAAAGCTGGAGCGCATGCTCGGCCTGCCTATCAAACGCGTCGGTCACACGACCGATCTGTACGGCCTGATTGACGAGATGCAGATGTTGCCCAACTTCAGGGCGCGCTGGTGTACTCGTATCCTCAAGATCGAGCCGACTATCAAATATTTTGAATCGCTGCCCGAAGGTTCTGTTTTGTACGTTGGCCTGCGCGCTGACGAAGAAGCCAGGCGCGGCATCTACGGCGAAGACATGAAGATTCGCTTTCCCATGCGTGAGTGGGGCTGGAAAGAAGCAGACGTCTGGAAATACTTAGGTGAGCGCGGCGTGTCAATACCGCGTCGCACCGACTGCGCCGTGTGCCCTTATCAGCGTCTGGGCGAGTGGCGTGACCTCTGGCGTGATTACCCTGAAGAATATGCAAGGGGTGTGGCCATCGAGGAGAAGCTCGGCCACACGTTCAGATCACCACAGCGTGATGCGTGGCCTGCTGCGCTCAAAGACTTGGCCGTTGAGTTTGAGAAAGGCCGCAAGATTCGCGGTGATGGCAATGCACCTACTTGCAGGGTCTGCTCACTATGACATTGTGGGTTGACTTCGAGACACGCAGTACATGCGACCTACGCTCTAAAGGCGTATACAACTACGCGCAAGATGCAAGCACCGACGTGCTGTGTATGTCCTACGCTTTCGACGATGAGGAAGTGGTGACATGGGTGCCGTCCCAGCCCTTCCCTGAGCGCGTTCGCAACTACACCGGCCAGATCAGGGCGCATAACGCTGCGTTTGAGCGCTTGATCTTTTGGTATGTGTTGCAGATCAATTTTAAGTTGGAGCAGTTCTACTGCACGGCCACACAAGCCCGCGCCAACTGCGCGCCTGGCTCACTTGAGGACGTTGGCCGCTTTGCTGGCGCGTCTATGAAAAAAGATCACAGGGGCGCGCAATTAATTCGCTTGATGTGCGTGCCGCCGTTCAAAGACTCGCCTGAACTCATGGCCGAGATGATCCAGTACTGTGAGCAAGACGTGCGCGCCATGCGTGCGATCAGCAAGGCCATGCGCGACTTGTCTGCCGAAGAACTTACAGACTACCACGTCAACGAGCGCATCAATGATCGCGGCGTGTTGGTCGATGTGCCGCTATGCCAAGCAGCCGTTAAGTTTGCCTCCGATGAACTGATTGAGATCGAGCAGATTGTCAAGGAAGTCACGGGCGGCGCGATCACTAGCGTCAGGTCGCCACGCATGCGTGAGTGGGTGCTTGAGCGCGTGGGCGATGAAGCCAAGAAGTTGATGGAGAAGGATGGCAAGTACTCCATTGACAAAACTGTACGAGCCAATCTTTTACTCATGGAGAACCCCGATGAAGTCCCTGCCGATGTCCAAGAAGTTATCCAATGCGCCGACGACCTCTGGGCGTCTTCGGTGGCAAAGTTCAACCGACTTAGCTGTCTGGCGGATGAGGAGGATCAGAGGGTACGCGGAGCGTTCGTATTTGCTGGCGGTTCAGCAACAGGCCGAGCATCATCCTACGGCGCCCAAGTCCACAACTTCACACGCAAGTGCGCTGACGAACCAGAAGACGTCAGGCAAGCCATGGTCAGAGGACACGCAATCGTGCCTCGGTATGGAAAGCGCGTTACCGATGTACTTAAGGGAATGCTTAGACCAGCGCTCGTCCCTGCAACAGGCAAGCACTTTGTCGTGGCAGACTGGGCGGCCATCGAAGCGCGAGTCAACCCGTGGCTTTCAGGGCGAGGCGCCGATAAACTGGAACTATTCCGAACTGGGGAAGATGTCTATAAAGTCAACGCCGCCGCAACCTTCAATGTTCGCGTGGCAGACGTCACCAAAGATCAACGACAGATTGGAAAAGTACAAGAATTGGCTTGTGGATTCGCCGGTGGTGTTGGGGCTTTCGCTGCTATGGGTCGGGCTTATGGGATCAGCTTACCTGAACCTGTCGCCAAACGGATGGTTGATGGCTGGAGGCGGGCTAATCCTTGGTCTGTCCCTTATTGGTCGGCTCTGGAGGAGGCTTATACCCGCGCAATGAGAAACAAGGGGCGTGAATTTAAGGCTGGCCGTATCACATACTTGTTTGACGGTCAACACCTATGGTATGCCCTACCCTCTGGCCGGATCTTGTGCTACCCCTATGCCAAACTGGAATCAGAGGGCGTCAGTTATGCCAAGGCGGCATGGAAGCCCGCGCAAGATGCAAAAGAATGGCCACGCGCCCGCCTTTGGAAAGGCTTGGCATGTGAAAATGTGACGCAGGCGGTCGCCAATGACTTACTCCGACATTCCCTTAGACAACTCGATGACGTCGTGCTCCATGTGCATGATGAAATCGTTGTCGAAACAGCCGACCCAGAAGCGGCAGAAAATTTAAAACGTGTGATGTGTACAGCGCCAGAGTGGGCAGATGGCCTGCCCTTGGCCGCTGAAGTTGAAACTATGAAAAGGTATGGCAAATGAACTTTCTTGAATTTTTAGTGTCCTTGGCCCCAGAGGGTGAGACTGCGCTGATCGTGCGTCAGAAACCTATGCTCAAGGATGGTGAGTTGCAGTTTCATGCAGACGGCGCGATCAAATGCACATGGCCCGCCATGTTGCCTGACGCCAAGATTAAAAAAGACTGGGCAATCTACGGCAACACCGCGTCGTTTATCGTTGACCGTTTCAAGGATGGTCATGTGTCAGCAGGCGCGGCTTACTGCGAGTATGTGCTTGTGATGGTGCTTGACGATGTGGGCACAAAGGCCAAGACCCCGCCTCTTGAGCCGACTTGGAAGATGGAAACCTCAGAGGGTTCGTTCCAATGGGGCTACGCCTTCTCAGAACAACCTACAAAGATGGATTTCAGCGCGGCCATCAAAGCCATTGCCGATGCAGGCTACACCGACTCTGGCGCGATCAATGCCGTGCGTAACTTCCGCCTGCCTGGTTCGATCAACTTGAAACCAGACCGCAACAACTTTGCATCTAAGTTGGTCGAGTTTCACCCAGAGCGCGAATTTACGCTTGAGCAGATCTGTGCAGCGCTTGACGTTGTTCCCGCGCCTGCTGACTCAGTAGGTGTTAAGCCCATTCGATTAACAGACGACGGCGCAGACGATGTGATGGCGTGGTTGTCGGGTCAGGGTCTGCTGTTGTCTAAACCCAACGCTGAGGGCTGGGCAGGCGTGATCTGCCCTAACTCAGCCGAGCATACCGACGGCAACCCAGAAGGCCGTTACATGCCCGCCAATCGTGCGTATTGCTGTCTGCATAGTCATTGCCTTGAAGTCGACTCTAGCGCGTTCCTTAAGTGGGTGTCAGACAATGGCGGCCCCAAGCATGCGCCTGGACTTCGTGAAGAACTGCTGACCATGGCCATGGATCAGGCGTTGTCCAAGTTGACGCCCTCCGATATGTTCACAGATGACGCCGCAGCCGTGATCGCCGAGGTCGAGCGCAAGGAGCTGGGCCGTGTCGAGAAGTCGCAATGGTATGAGCGCTTTGCGTACATCCAAGACGACGAGTCCTACTTTGATATGCAGGACCGCCGTGAGATCTCCCGCCAGACCTTTAACGCCTTGTTCCGTCACATCCCCTGCAAGTCCATACATGGTAAAAACCCTAAAGTCGAGGCGTCTGTTAGTTTTGACGAGAACCGCCAGACCATGGGCGCAAAGGCGCTTGTCGGCATTACATACGCAGCAGGCGAGTCGGTCATTGTGGCCCGTGATGGTGATCTGTATGGCAATCGTTGGCGCGATGCGCGCCCTGCGGTCGGGTCTGGTGATGTGACCCCTTGGCTTGAGCATTGCAGGGCGCTAGTGCCTAACGCTGACGAGTTAGAACACATCTTTGACGTGATGGCGTTTAAGGTGCAGCACCCTGAGACCAAGATCAACCATGCCGTGTTGCATGGCGGCGATCAAGGGTCTGGCAAAGATACCATGTGGGCGCCGTTCATCTGGGCCGTCTGTGGCCCACACCTTAAGAATCGTGGCCTGCTGGACAACGACACCATGTCGTCGCAGTTCGGATATGCCCTTGAGTCTGAGATCCTGATCTTGAACGAGTTGAAAGAACCAGACGCCAAGGAGCGCAGGGCCTTGGCCAACAAACTCAAGCCCATCATCGCCGCGCCTCCTGAGATGCTGACAGTTAACCGCAAGGGCCTACACCCCTACCAGATGGCCAATCGCGTGTTTGTGTTGGCGTTTTCTAATGACCCTGTGCCAATTAGTCTGGACTCGCAAGACCGCCGTTGGTTTTGCGTGTGGTCGCACGCGCCGCGCATGACCGCGCAGGCCGCTGAAAAGATGTGGAAGTGGTACAAGGCGGGAGGCTTTGCGGCCATTAGCGGTTGGCTTGCTTCGCGTGATGTGGCCGCATTTAATCCTGGTGCAGCCCCCATGTTGACCGAATTCAAGATGAACTTGGTTGAGCATGGTATGAGCATGGCCGAAAGTTATCTTGTCGAGTTAATGCGTACCCGCATGGGTGAGTTTTCTAAGGGTGTGGTGGCGTCTCCCTTCCATGCGCTTTGTGACCGCCTAGCGGGCGCCGCGCCGTCTGGCGTAAAAGTTCCGCAGCCTGCCTTGTTGCATGCCCTGAAAGAGGCGGGATGGGTTGACATGGGCAGATTGAAGTCGCGGGAGTTTGACTCTAAAAAGCATATTTTCTGCGCGCCAGATATGGTCGATGTGTCCAAGTCTGAACTGCGCCGCCTTGTTGAAGATGTGCCATCGCCAATGTCTGTTAGGTTGGTCAAATAAAAAAAGCCCCTATTGCTAGGGGCTTATGAGGTGTGGCAACGCTACAGATCAAGGAGAATGGCCAGTAGCGCGGCCATTATAACCGCGATCAATAGAACCATCAATAACTCCTTGTCATGGCCTCCAACGCGCCCCGATTCATAAGGCGGCGCGCCTCTGGCCCTTCGGCCATGGCCGCCTTGTATTCGTATTCTTCGGCCTTTCCCTGCTCATGCCTATAACCAAGGTCGATGTAATAGTGTTCGGTATAGGTCAGGGGTCTAAAAGGCGCGAGCGCCTCTGCTATGGTCTTGTTCATGGCAGTAACTCCCTAGCGTCTGATGTAACCTTGGCCAACTTCTCTGTGTCGCCGTCTTCGATGGCGTCTAAGAGGGCATAGACGGCGTGTTGCAGATCCGCAATCTGTGCGAACATGGCAGCAATACCCGTAAAGCCCTCAGCGTGTGCAATGGCCTCTGCTTCGTCTGGCGTCAATTTTGTTAAGTCAATCATGTTATACATCCCAATCTTCAGTTGTTAATTTAATGTTGCAAAAGTCGGCGTGTGCCTTATTTGTGTGTTCGCGCACCAAGGCGCAGATGGCGTCGATTAAGTCGCGGTCCACCAAGTCGTTCATGGTGAATGTGGCAAAGGGTGCAGCATCCACGCCTTCCGGCGTGAACGCATTGCCACGGTGAAAGGTGACCGTTGTGCGGTCGTAATGTTTGACGTCGGTCATTGTTCTGCTCCTAAGTTAATATGTACCCATTCGTCCATACTGCCGTCGACATAAGCAATGGCGTGGATGTCGTGGTCATTGAATGTGTAAACCTGGAGGGTTGGGTCACATTGTTGAAGTTGTTGGATTAGTTCTGCGACTGTCATGGTGTAGCCTCCTCTGGCAAGTGCATGGCAATAAGGTTAAGAATGTCAAAGTGATTGCAGTCGTTGGGTGCAATCATTTCGTAATAGCGCTCGCCTATGCGCGCGCACCATGTGTAAAGGTTGGCGGTCTCGCATTCAATGACCATAAACGATTCACTACTGCCTCGGCGTGTCCACTTGGCAGGCGGCAGCACTTCTAGCAAATACCAAAACCTGTCGCGGTCAATCTCTTTAGGCGCCTCGCCGTTATTGCGGCGCATTTCTTCGTAGCGGTCCATGTTCAAGCCCTCCATCCAGTCATGTCGGCGTAAGTCTTCCAAGACTCCAAGACATGCGCGCCGTAGCGCGGGCGGCGTGTGCAGATGTTGACATACTTCATTTCGGCGCGTTGGCGGGCGGCGCGCTCAATCTGCGCGGCCTCGTCGATGGTGTCGCACTCAATGATCAGTTTGTTGGTACGGCCTTTGGCGTAGCCCCAACCGCTCATAAATTTGTCGGTCATAGTTACATAGAACATTTGTGTGTCTCCTTAAATTGACGCCAGTCTGATGTGGCGCAGGCTTGCAAGAATGGCCGTGTGAAGCATGGCCGCATTTTTGGGGTTGTCGATTGACATGTGGTCGGG